ACAATCAATATTGTATAGTTGTATATTACTTCTATTTTTTATTTCAGCTTCCATCTTACCACATTTTTTTTACTAAAAAATAACCTAACTCATCCGCCTTTTTACGCAACTTCTCAATTTTCTCATCGTGTCGCATCTTGGCGCACTCGTAGCGTTCTTGTTCGCTTTGTGTTATTCGGAATAGACTGTACTTTTCGCCTTTCATCTCCTTTATTAAACCAGCGTCAAGTAACTCGGAAATTCTACCGCTGAACTGGTTTAGTGATTTATCCAAAATTACTGATATTTCTGGTAAAGTCATAACGTGCTTATCTTTGATAAGGTTATAAATGGTGGCTGCATCTCCTTGAAACGTGCCATCTGTAATGCCTTGAATAAAGGCTTCGGTTTTTGCTCTTGTCATTGTTTTGTTTTTTAAAGTTTGATAATGTTATTAATAGGTTTTACTGTGTTCATATACTCACGAGCCAATGTGATGCACTCGTTTCGTTGCTGGATGCGTACCTTATCGAATGAATGAGGTATCATATGCAGCCTCTCGGCAACTGGTATTTCGTTAAAGTCCACAAACCACTCAATTCTAATATTAGGCGATTGTAAGCAGTATTCCTCTAACCCTTTGCGAGTAAAAATGTGATTTTGCACTAACTCCACCACATCAGTTACAAACTCATCACGCACATCTCCGTTCATATCCGTGATATTATACTTCCAATCAAGTCTGCGTATCTCATCATCTATTAGCTTTGCAGGTGTATCAACAAGAACGTGGCAAAGTAAGCTATCGTTAATGTTCCACAAGTCCATATAACAGTCTAATTGACGCAAATAAACTTCATTAGGTGTATCAAGTAAGTGCTTGTTAAACGACTCGAAACTCCACGACGTCTTAATGTCTATTATCAAGTTATCGTCTTGGATGTCACGCTTACCAGTTACCCATTGGTTTGATCTTCGCTCATCGTCTTTTGTGAATGGTCTGCCTAATACCTCGCTTACCAAATCTCGTGCATCTTTTTCTTTTTCGATGCCTTTGTCAAAGTACTTGGTTTCAAGTTTTGACCTGCGCCCAGTGCGAGCCTCAAAGACTAAATCGGTGCAGATACGTTTAGCGGTGTCTGTTAGCTTGTAATTTTGGCTTTCGTTGTGCTTATATTCTAATGAAAACCAAGTCTTAAGCTGATTCTCTGTTAATGGTCTGCCCTCTCCAGCTTGGCGTTTGCGGTAGTCTGCTAATGTTTCTGACTGGTTAGGTGTTAATGGCTTCGGCACAGAGATAATGTTGCCGACTGAATGACTGCGAAAAATGTAGTTATCGAAATTCATTGTTTTGTTTTAAAGTTTATTATAAATAAGATTTTACCTGACTTTCGCTGGCTAAATTTTTCAATACTTCCGATTTTGGGTAAACCATTTCGCCATAAACACTATATCTAACTTTTGCGTATAATGAATTTTCTTCTATAACTTGACCCAAAAAACCTACAAATTTATCCGAAGCCGAAACGCTACCAGCGTATTTAGATTGGTCTAATTTGAATCCGATTACTTTTTTACCTATTAAATTTTCCATTGTGTTTTGTTTTTGATTAATTGATAATGTAAATATACAAACATTTTTTAAAACTGCAAACTTTTTGCAAAAAAAAATAAAAAAAAATTAAAATAATTAACTCAAGCCACATTCGTTAAGCCTTTCTGTATACAATAGCTTATGTCTTACTTGATCATTTTCCGACATTTGTCGCCATATTTCGTTCAGTCCAGTAATACTGTTCTCTGCTTCTAATTCTGCTTTCCAATCTCTTGATTTTAGCGTTTCGTCAATAGAATAGTTAAGCGTATCTTTTCGGTTTAAATTAGCACCAAACAAATTTCCAAAATGGTCACACGCATCCTTAATAGCTATTGTCTTTGCCATCGGGTAAGCCATTGACAATGCGCCATTGTTTATATTTTCTAATTGCGCCGGAGTAGTTCCTCTTGATGTTTGTAATTGACTCGCACCTATCCCATCGTGGAACTCCATTTCGTTTGTTACTGGGTTTAAATAATGCACTCGAACTACTACATAAACTCCGTTAAAACTTACGCCCTCTCGCAGTATTTCAATGCGATATTTTTTGAATATCTTTTGAAGAAGAAACTCAATTTTATCAATAGGTAAATATCTATATCCTTTTATGTACGGATGCGATTTAACCCATTCTTCTTTGGGTTGTGAGTTTAATAAAGTTTGGAGTGCATCATTTTTATGCGCTTGTTCTTTGTCTAAATAAAGGTCTTGAATTTTTGGTAATTTGATCATTGTCTTATTTTTTAGTGTAGTTCTTTTTTAATTCTTCTCTAATGTATTTGATCCAGTCGTTAAAACTTAACCGAATATCTGGTTTAACTGTGCTTCTTATTTTCATTCCTCAATTTGATATTGTAAGTAATTTGCTATCTCTCCAGTTCGTACTAAATAGTTGAAAATCTCCTCATAATCTAACTCTATTTCCTCGTAGCTTACCCACGCTTGTTTATGTGCTAAATAGTCCATATCAACTAACGCCTCATATTGGCTATTAGTGGTGTAAAAATGCTCAATAACTGCATCACGTTCAATAACGTAATCAAACCAAACATCCAAGTCGTTAAAGCATAATGAAATCTCTATCTCCTCATCCGTTAAACTTTCGCACTCGAAATAAGTATTAGTGTAGATGCCGTCTAACTCATTTCTATCGTTAAGGCTTTTAGGTAGCTTTAATTCAGTTAGTCGCTCTACTATTTCTAACGATTGGTTAACTTTGTTATTCTGCTTGTTTTCAAACTCGATGCTTACTTCTATTCCAAGTAGCTTGGCGTAATCCAAGAACTTTCCAAATGTGATGTCATTCTTGCCACTTTCCCAGTTGAATAATGTAGCCTCAGTTACACCAAGTTTCGGTGCTATTACTGCTCTGCTAATCTTTTGTCTTTTGCGTTCTGCTTTTAATTGGTTTATCATTGTATTTTCTTTTGGTGTAAAAAAATTGTTTTCAAAATGCTCGTTAATATCATTTAATTGATTAAAAAAATTGTTTAGTGACTCCATTGTGTTTGTTTATCTTTTGTGATTAAAAAATATCAGTTAATTCCAAATCGCCTGGCAATAAGTTTTCTATCACAGAAAAGCTTTTAGCAGTTTTTATAACGGCAGAATTTTTCTCTAATATAAAAACGTTTCGAATTGGAGAAAACTTAATCTTGAAAATATCTAAATCGTTTGAAAGTTCTACGATTTGATTGTCTTTTAAAAGTTGTAATAAATTTTTCATTGTGTTTTGTTTTTTGATTAATTAATAACTTAACACAAATATAAAACTATTTTTTTAATTTTATACTATTCGAGTAAAAAAAAATAAAAATAATTAAAAAAAAGTGCGCACCAGTTACGATGCGCACCAAAACAAAAACAATGAAACTACCCAGAATAGGGCGTCATAGAGTCGTAAAGATAAGTCGTTTATACTTTCGTTTTTTATTTTTTTATGCACATTAAATAGGTAGCCAATTCAGCCAACTTATTTTAGATTTTGCTGCTTGTAGCAACTTTGTGATCACCACACCACCACCAACAAAGCCTCCAGCAGTTAGTATTGCAGTCATTCTCGTTAGTCCTTGCATTAAGTTTAAAAACCAGTCAGTCTTGACATCAGTTTTATTGTTGCTCTTATTCTGCTTTGTTTCTTGCACCTTTACTTTACGCTTAGTCTTCTCGACTTGTTTAGCGACTTTTACGGCTTCTTTTGCAGTATAGATATAAATAGTATCACTTATCGTATCTTTTGCGCTTAAACACGCTGATAATGCGTTCTCGCAGTCGTGTAGATTGCTTCTTATCTTCTTCTTGTTGACCTGCGCTTGGCTTACTCCAAATAATAGAATGATTAGTATTAGTTTTTTCATAGTTGAATGCTTGTAAATGTTTTAAAATTATCGGCTATCTCCTCAATGCAGAAACCTCTGCGCCCATCTGCAAAGTTAGTTTGCACCCAGTCACTCGCTGGAGATAATGCCCAATACACATTGTATTCAAATTTAGCGTGAGATGTATCACGAATTAACTGGTGTTTATCGCCAAACTCGCAGACTATTCTATACTTATGCAGGTCGTGTTTATCGATATACCGATTTATGTGGGTTTTGGCTTTATCATCTGGCTTGGTGTTAAATCCGTACTTCAAATGCTTTTCATCCTTTCCGTGACTGCAAATAAAACACCAATTACCTACAAAGTAATGACTGATAAAGTCGTTAAATATTTCGTAATTTACGCCTGGCAATAAATAGCTTAAAACCTCTTTAACGTGGATGTTGACAATCTTACTAAATGATCCACTATGGTTATCATTAGTCACGTTGTAGAACTCTAAAGGCACTCCAAACTTCGCCAATCGCTTGGCTAACTCAATTTTGAACTGTGCGCCTACTTTAAACGCTTCTTCGTTACTCATATTTTGGTCAAGTATATGACCGCCACGGGTCGTCTTCGCATCCCAGCCATCCATAAAATCGCCATAGTCAGCAATTATTATTTTAGATTGTCCGTTAAACTGTTCGCCTACATAGTAAACTATTTTTTGTAGCGCATCCATTAACTCAAACTCATTCCATTGTCGTAGTCCGTACAAGTTTTCGCTTATGTTCAAACCAACGTGAACATCTGTGTAAGTTACTTTTAATACTTTGTTGCTCGTATGAGTAATTTTAGGCACGTTTAAAGGCTTTAAATTACATTCCTTTAGTGTTTGCTTAATAAGGTCTTTATTCAGCTTAAAAAAGGCTTTATTTTGGCTTTCCTTCGTGTATATCTGCCATTGCTGTCCGGTAGTGACATTCGTGCTTAATCTGGATAACTCCAAGCCATCGGGAACATCCACTAAATTTGCTTGTTGCAACTTTTCAACTCGGCTTATTACATTGCCGTTTTTGTCATATTTGCGCTGGGTTTCTACAAAATCTCTGTGGGTGTAATAATACTTATTAAGGCTCTTGTGGTGTAGTCCAGTAAGCTCAGCTACTCGCTTAAACCATTTATTGTTACTTTCGTTCTTCTGTCTTGGGTAACTATTTAAGGCTTGTTTACAATTCATTGTTTTGTGTTTTTCTGTAAAATTCCAGCAGCCTATCGTAATAACATAAATAAGTTATATTACCTGCGTTGGCTTCTAAAAAAGATATGTGATTCTGCACAAACTTTTCAGCATCCAAGATAGTACCGCTATCCAAGTGCATACCATCGTAGTCCTTTAGGTTTAACTGGATTAACTTTTCTTTTAATTCGTGTAGTTTCACGCTTTAAATATAATGTATTATTTGTATTTTTCTATTAGGTGTTTATATTCGGGTATGGCATCAAAACTTGGGCATTCTTTGATCCTTTCCCATGCATCAATTTTGCCATTTAAGTTCTTATCTTCGCTGATGTCACGATGCCCTAATATTTGCACATCTTCTATGCTTTGAAATTGTTTAAGGTATAGCAAAGCATTCTCAATCTCGCAAATTAATGCTTCTTTCTGCGCTTCTGTTCGTGTATCTTTTGCCTTGTGTACGTTTGTCTTATCTACTCCACCAATATAACAAATGTGAATGCTTGTTGAATTGTAATACTTAACTCCGTTAGTGATATTATCATATGGTGCTAATTGGAATACTTCGCCATCTTCAGCTATTATACGATGATAGCCTACGGACTTCCAGCCTTTGGACTTCCAGTATCGTTTGATGCTTTCAACATCGCCAAAACCAGCAGAACAATGTATAAAGATGCGCTTGATTAATCTCATTTAAATCGTTTACTCCACCATCTGCGGATAAATAAAGAAATTACCAAAATGGTAATAGCAGTCACTATGCTTGTTATGCTTCGGAATATCTCTTGTGCGTAAAAGTTAGTACTAATTTGAAAAGGTAAAGTAAAGTAAACACCCATACCAGTTGAAATAGTCAAGCAGACATCAATTATCTTATTCTTAAAACTTTCCGTTTGTAGTGAGTTAATTAACAAAATTGCACCTATTATTACTTTATCCATACCGCCTATTTTTGTGCGTTTCTAATTAGCTTCGCTTTCTTTAAAATCACTTCCAACACCCACCCAAACGACAAACCAAATATGTAATAGATATACATTGGATTTTCAGTTTTCATCGCATCGGGTAAAAAGTTTAACCCAAGCCAATGCACCAAGTCCTCTGTAAATACAATAATCGGGAAGCACATTAAGAAAAAAGAAATAACGGAGTTGTAATTGTCCAGCCACCAAAACTTCCAAGACACTTCTAATGGTGTACGTTCCGATTCTATATCTCGAATAGTAAACTGAAACCATTTACTGGTCACAAACGCTAACAAAAGAAAAAAGAAAGCAGCCAAAATAAAGCTACTTTCTATTCCATTGGTAAAATAGTTTGTAACGTAAATGCTATCCATTACATTATAATTATCTTGTTTATTATTTGGTCATCCTTTGGCTCTCCTTTCCATAGTGTCGGTTTGGTGTTGTCCAAGTAAGTAATCATTTGACGTTTATACTTGGTCGCCATATTCATTGCTTCACGCTTGGCAAACTCTACGTTAGCGATTTGCTCGTTACTACCTTGAGCAGTTTGTGCGCCTTTATTGCCAGTCTTTATGTGATTAGCTTTGCTCAAATAAGCCTTTACATTATAAGCAATATAAGGCTTTAAATAAGTGTCTATAAGCGTTGTATAACTCGCTGGATTAGCTACCACATCGTCGTAAAAATCAGCACCGAATAACGATAATACTTGCTCCCATTCCACTAACTGTATAAGGTTATCTTTTACTGCGTTTATATCAAAGGTATTACTAAACGCTAACGCTTTTATTTCTGCTTTACTCGCTATCATTAGTCACTATTGTTTTAGCTTGTTCGTCATCCATTCCCATCATCATCAGCAACTCATATACTGCCGCCTCTCCGATTATATCCTTTTTCTCTAATAACGTAGTAATAGCCGCCAAGTCGTTAACTACGTTCATCGGTGACTGATTGTTAAACATTACTTCGCCCTCGTATGCAGTGCCTTTAAACGCTTTCTGCAAGGCTTCCATAATAATATCTTGCTCGTTTCTAATTAACCTTTCGGCTAACTCCCACTCGTTACGCAGTTGTTGATTATTCCCAAGTACACCAGCACTCTCTAATCCTGCTAAACTTCTAAACCAGCTACACGCTTTTACGATGTTGTTCTCAACTAACTTTTGCAACTCAATAAAACTACCCTCTTTTTGCATCGGGTATGTAATATATTCTGGTGCTTCAACATCTCCACTTTTCGGTACGATTAAACTCTTACCACTTCTGCCTTGACTCGTTCCTTTTAGCTGACTTTCTAACTTTTGCTTCTGTCTTGCTAAACCTTTCTCAGCATCTCCATTGGCATCCGTAGTGTCTCCAAAATCAAACATCAAAATGCTTGACAAAGTAACTCCGTTCTCAAACTGATTAGCGTTATATTGCCCTATAAGACTCTCTACTTGAGCATCAAAAAATGCACCACTCCACATAGGTAAAGGGTAATCTATCATTCCACTCTCATATTCCATTATTGGAATAATTGTGCGCCCTTCTTCATCGTAGTTAGGGTATAATGTACGCTCTATTGGGCGTATTCTCGTATCGTTCCAGTCTTTGCTGATTGCTACGGCTTCGGGTTTCTCTCCGAAATACTCCATAAATCGCACTTGACTTGCATCTAAATGGTATACAAATACCTCGCTACCTTTACGGATTGCCTCTATAAAGCCATAGCCATACGTTCTGCGGTCTTTAGCTACTCGTTTAGCCAACTCAAACCAGTTGTAATACTTGTTTAAGTCCTTTGTTAACTTGCGCTCTAACTGCATATTCTCAGTTAATAACGCGCCATAGCTAACATACTCGGAAAACGAGTTAATAACGGCTTTCAATGTGCTACTTTCTT